TTGCGATTCGATCCAAGACTCCCACATCATACGTGAATCATAAATAGTTTGTTGAATTTTTTCTTGCAGTCCAAGAGGAATTTGCAAAGATGCCAAATTATCAATTCTTACTGCTGATTGTGGCAAACCCTGAAAAACTGCCAAGATACGTATGCCAGTTTTATCTCTTTTAGCTAGATAAAGATATAAATTAGTTGTCTTGACCGCCATCTTTTTTTTCCTTTTTTTTAATATTCAGAAGTTCTTTTAAAATTTCTTCTATTACGATTCTATTGTATAAGTTATCAGGGCCAAATTCTTGAGCAAAAAGCTTCAAAGCATCAACCATAACATCATCACGGGATTCTTTCATGCCATTACCTTTACCACAATATGCAAAAGTTAAAGATAATTATTGTATATCCTACTTTGGAAACAATAAAGAATATTTAATTCAATTGAAACTTCTCAGGCCATTGATGGAAAAGACTTTTCCTGGAATAAAAGTTTTTTTGGCATGCAAAGAAGATTCAATTTATTTATTAGAGGGAGAAGAAAGAATAATAAGCAAAGAACAGTTAAATGAAAATAAAAACATGTTTGCTTATATTCGAGAATTATTATGTGACATGCAATCTCATCCTGTAGAAAGTTTTATGGATGAGTCTTCTATTCCTTGTGGACCAATTACAATAAATGAATCTAAAATTGGAAATTGTGTTTTGCTTACCAATGGCATATTCCCAGTAAAGTCATTAAATAGCAATCAAATTAAACAAGCAATTAAATATATAGAGAGCAAAGGTTGTTCTGTAAGCTTGAATTCTTCCACAGACAATGCAGAATGGATTGTTGGAGTAGAAAATGAATATTTATATCAATCTGCGGCGAATGGGAAGAAAATCACATTGATACCAACCGGATTTGGTGAAAATTTATTCAAAAGAATGTTTCCCAACACAGAAATTCTTCATCTGTACGCATAAATAAAATGAAGTTAGGGAAAGTAATTCTCAATTTTAGGAGAAAAATGAGTATATTTAAAGTTGTTTTAAACAATGCCGCACAAGGCTATATGGATTTAAATCCAACAACAGCAGATCCAAACGCATATGGATCTACTGGAGTAGAAATTCAACCATCCATTCAACGTACAGTATACGTTACTGGTCCAAATGGTGTGCATCGCAAACTTAAAGATGGCGATCAATTTACCGATTGTAACTACTGGAAACGTTTTGCTTATCCACAACTTCCATTAGATCAAGCTTTTATTCAAGTTCTTAGTGATGATGGTTCTGTTTATAGCGATGTTTCAGAAGAAAACAACTATCCAAAGGTTTATAACCTAGATGTTGATAATGGAACAAGCTATGCAGCCAACGTTGTGGATATTTTAGGTGATACTGGTGGTTTTGCCATTTTCGTTCAAATTGCAAACCAAGGATCTACTCCCGTTAAGATCAGACTAAACGGTGTTACAGATGCTATTTTTGATCTTGGTTCTGGTGAAACTCAAGTTTTCAACCATGGCGATTTAACTATCACCAAATTGGAATTCGCAAACACAGTATCAGGTGGATCTACTACAACCATTCAAGTTTTAGTTTCTATCAAAAGCACATGCAATAGTTGATTTTTATTTTATATAAAAAGCAATAGTTAATTTTTATCTAGTAAAGCCTCAATATGAATAAACATATTGAGGCTTTACTATTTTATATTATGACAGAAAAAATTTCTTTAAAAAACTTTTATCAAAAGCGAAATCAAGTTCTCATATGGCATGAAAAAGGTGGCTTAGGCGATGTTTTAATGCAAAGAATGTTAATTCAAGACTTTAAAGAATTATGTCCCGAATCTGAACTTATATTTGCTTGCTTGCCAGAATATTTTGAAGCAATACAAGATCATCCTCATATAAATCAAATAATCGACTCAAGAAAAATAAATATTAAGAATTATTGTTTTTTTTATAATACGTGCGTATCAATAACAGATAGATACGAAAACAATAATTCGCCATGTCCAGAGCACCGATCAGACATTTGGGCAAAATATTGCGGATTCAAATTGAAAAATCATGATATGTGTTTCAACATACCTCAAGAAAATATTCAATTAAAAAGAGAAAAATTACAATCTTTTAAAAAAGAAAAACCAATCATATTGTTGGCCCCTGTTTCTAAAATGGCAACAAAAACTTTATTGCCATTTCAAATAAGAGCGATTGTAGATGCTACAAAAGATTATAATGTAATAGGAATTCACAATAAAGAAATACCAGAATTAAAAAAATTAGGCGTTCCAGTAATACATGATTGCTCTATCAAAGATTGGATCGAATATATAGCAGCATCAGACTATATTATATCAGTTGACACTGCTGCCTTTCATGCTGCTGGTGGGTTAAAAAAGCCTTTGTTGGGAATTTTTACTTTTGCAGATGGAAAAGCTTATGGTAAATATTTCGATTTTATTTTAGTTCAAAAACATCGAGATTCAGGCGATTGGGAGTGTGGGCCATGTTTTAAATTTGCGAGTTGTGAGAAATCTAAAAAAACTCTTAAACCTTGTTTAACAGAATTAAGTGAAGATGAAATCTGTATTGGTATAAAAAAAATGTTAATAAAATGGACTATATAAATAGGAAAAATTTAAAGAAGGTTAAAATATGCCACAGTTAATTAAACCAGGAAATGTTAAAATAATGACAAATAATGGAGAGATACAAGTCTCTATTAGTTTGGAGTTAAACGTTAATTTAAATACTGATGGTATGCAGTTAGTTTCTGCTGGTGCTCAAGTAACTAATATTTCTGAACCTAAAAAAGAAGAAAAAATTAAAGAACCATCAATGAATTGGGCTATTCCTGACTTTGATAATGCACCTCAAATAAATTTTGGAAAATAAAGGGAGATAAAAAAATGGCTATTGGATTTGATTGCGGAACATTCAATCTTGTTTCTTGTAAAAGAGATGAAAAAGGTAATTTTGTTTACAAAAGAGAAGTAAACGCTTTTTTAGAATTACCTTTAGAAAATCGTTTTGTTTTTAACATGATGAAAACTGCTGGCGTTCCTTTGATTGAAAGGGAAAAAGTTGCTTATGCTCTAGGAGAAGCTGCTTGCAACATGACATATACAATGAGTGCTCTTGAATTAAAGCGACCAATGGTTCACGGCTGTGTAAATCCAAAAGAAAAAGATGCATTTCAAATTATGTCTATCATGATTCACTCACTAATTAAAGGAGTGAGCAAAGATGGAGAAACACTTTATTATTGCGTTCCTGCAAATGCTATTAATGAAGAAACAGATGCTGATTATCACCAAAAAATATTAGATGCCATTTTCAAAGCATATAAAACAGAAGAAGGCTATAGAGTTGATGCACATCCAATCAATGAAGCTTTAGCATTAATTTATGCAGAGCTTGGCAAAAATGCATACACAGGAATTTCTGCATCATTTGGTGGAGGAATGGTCAACGTGTGTTATGCAATGTATGGAAATCCTGTCTTCTCATTTTCAATTGTAAATTCAGGAGATTGGATTGACAAGCAAGCCGCCAAAGCAACAGGCGAAAGTATTTCTTTTATCAATAAAGAAAAAACCAAAATTGATTTAATGAAGCCTCCTGCCAATTTGGTAGAAAGAGCGATTCACACTCAATATAGACTTATGATCGAACATACGGTTGCTGGAATTAAAAAGGGATTCTCAGACATTACAAAAACAGTAAGGACCGATGCTCCTGTTGATATGGTCATTGCGGGAGGAACTTCTTCTCCTTCTGGATTCAAAACCATTTTCAGAGAAACAATAGAACAAGCAAATCTTCCAATTAAGATTGGAGAAATCATCAAACCTGATGATCCATTGTACAGTGTTGCTCGTGGTTGCTTAATTGCCGCCGAAGCTGCAACAAAGTAATGAAAGGTAAAAAAATGAATGAAAATAATGAATTAAATTGCAAAGAAACAGAAAATAAAAAATATACAATGTTAGAATTTGCACCAGAACCTTGTGATATGTTGGATGTAAAATCAAGATATCCAAGGTTTACAGTTGGGAAAAAATATCCTGTATTACAGAAAAACCCATATAGCTTTAGAACAGTAGATGATGAAGAAAATCATGTTCTTATGGATGAAAAATATTTCATATCAACTGAAGATCCAAAATTATGTGGTGATTTTATTGAAGAGAAAACATTTGATGTTCGTGAAGCTCACAGAAAATCAAATTTTCAATCGTCTGATAATAATTTAAATGATTTGCTTGAAGATTCAAAAGTTTATAAAAGATTGCTAGAAAAGCCTCCGATTCTTCTTGAAGGTGTTGTAAAAGATTCTGGAAATGAATTGTTAAATAATATTGAAATGTGTTCGTTGTCTGTAAGTAATATTTTCGTAGATCAAAGACTTAATAGAATTACAAACTATAATGAAATTATAAATGAAATTATAGAAACTGTAAAAACTGATTTCCCCCAATTAAAAATAAAATTTTCAAATTTTGAAAATCTTGATGTCAACAACGCTCGCACCAAGATAACAAAAACGCAAATTAAAAATCTTTACATTGGATTGCGAGAATTTACTTCAGAAAAGTCTGCGAAAAACATTGCATCAAAATTAATTTCCAAGCAATTAAAGAAAATATTCTAAAATTATTTTCAAAATATATTGCATGCATTAAAATTTAATGCATGCAATATATTTGTTTAAAACGAAAAGAAAAGAAAAGAGAATTGAAATGAAAAAGAATCAAAAAAGTGTTAGTGATTTAGGAGCAGCCGCTTACTTGTTAATGCACGATATAAAAGTCATTGGAAGAAAAGGCAGAGACATATATTTCCTATTAGGAAATGAGCATACAGCAGAAAAATTTGATCAATTAACCCTTGATTATCTTTCCAGTGAATTCCATAGATTTGATGCGTGCATTATGTCTTTAAAGAAAATTGGAGAGTATAATTTTAATCCAAAAAATTACAGATTTGTTACTGATCTAGGTGCTGCTGCTTATATTTTAATGCATAAATATAAAGTAGTTGGAAAACGAGGTAAGGCTATTTATTTTGAAGTAGATGATGACATTTCTGAAAAGTTTGATGAAATTGCATTAGATTATATTTCAAGCGATTATCACCGATTCGATTCGTGTTTAATGTCTTTGAAAAAAATTGGAGAATATATTAGCGATCAGAATTAAATTTCATATATAAAATGAAGGAGACATAATGCTGAGTTATAAAAAATTTAGAAATTTTTCAGAGGATACAGACCCAAAAACACAAAAAGAAATAGAAGAAATAAAAAAGTCTATAGAAAATACTGTAAATAATTGGGCAGTAGAACTAAAAAAAGAATTAATTAATCCCAGCATCACTCCTTCATCTGCTCAAAGAGGCATGTGGGATCGTTTTAAAAATACTTTATACAATATTAAATATAGCCACTACAATCCTAAAAATCCTTATTTTTGGCAAAACAAACTTGGAAGCGAATTAGGCGCAACAGAATCATTCAAAATCAACAATTTGTCTTTATCAGAATATAAATCGTTAAAAGATATTTGTGACTCTCTTCAATTGGAATTGTTAAACATTATAGAAGAACAAGATCCTTTAGCTGGGACTGAGAATTTAAGAATAACTAAAATAATAAATAAAAAAGCAGAAGAATTAAAAAATAAATTAATTAATTTAATTGTTAATCCCATTTTAACAGCATCAATAGAAGCTCCAAAAGAGCCAGAAGTTACAACTCCAGTGCCAACAGAAACTCCAGTGCCAACAGAAACTCCAGAAACTCCAGAAAAACAAAAAAGAAAATCAAGAGTCTACCCAACAGAGCTAACAGAAAAAGCAGAAACTCAAAAAGAAATTGAAAATTTAAAATTAGATAAGATAGAAAAAGAAAATTTAATTAATGATTTAAAAAAATCTAAAAAAGAAGAAGAAGTTTTAAAAATAAGAAAAACAATAGCGAAACATAAAATTAAAAGTTATGCGGGAACTCCAGATCAATCTAAACTAGATAATGCAAAAAACTTTCAAGAAATTAAAAAAATTGAAATTGAGGCAATAAAATCATCTATTGAAAGATCAATAAATAATTCAGAACTAAGCTCCGCAACAATAAAATCTTTACAAGAAGAATTAAAAAATTCCAAAGATTACGATAAAATTAATGATATAATTAATAAATTAAAAGATTTAATCAATCAAAAATATAATGATGAAGAAGAATTTAATTAATTTAAATTTATTGTTTTCTTATCATTTTAGATTGTGCTTCTTGGGCTTGTTTTGCTATTTGAGACATAATATCAGGGTTGATAAACGGAGAAGAATCATTGGAAACAATGTTATTCTCCGTTTTTTTTGTAATTTGCTGAACAATATTTTCATATTCTGGATCATCTTGTTCAATAACTTGTTCTTCTAAAATTCCGACAACATAATTCCAATTGTAATAATTAGAACAACCAGTTATATGATGTTTTGCAAAAACTCCATCTTCATCAACACTTTGTATGATGCCTGTAAAAAAATCAGCAAATTGCTGATCTTGAAAATTTGTTTTTGCAATTGTTGATGTTAATATCGTGCAGACCTTACCAACAAATGCGTCTTGGATTTTTTTAATTGTAATTGATTTCATAATATTAAATTAGTTTCATAAATAAAAAAAGGAGATCTAATGTCAGATATAAATGAAGTTTCGCCTCCAGGCTGGTCTGGCTCAGTAAAAGCCATGAAAAAACACAAAAAAGATATCGACAATCCATACGCATTGGCTTGGCATATGAAGAAAAAAGGAGACAAGCCACATTACAAACCAGAAGAAGATAGCAAAAAAGAGCCAAAGAAAAAAGAAAAATATAAAAACGAATCAAGTTTTGAATCTTTTGAAGAATTTTTAGCACGTAAAGAATTAAATGAAAATGAAAAATGGATTCAAAAAGCCATTAATCCAAAACATAAGAATTATTGTACTCCCATGACCAAAAAAACCTGTACACCGAAAAGAAAAGCTTTGGCCATGAGATTTAAAAAAGGCGATATTCATAAGGACAATGAAAATAAATATAAAGATAAAGATTAATTCCAAAGATTGTCAAAAAACGCCGAGTTAGTACCATGCGGCCAAGAATAATCTAATGATTTTTGATTTTTTATAATATAATGATGTAAAACAACTGGACCTAATTTAATTAACATTTCATTCCAATCATTATAACCAGAAGGTGGAGTAACCAACTTTAGTTTTTCTCCATCTTTTGCCGTTTCTACAGATGATATAATAGATGTCATTTTTGTTGTTCCCTGCATGCCCGCTTTATCTCTATCTAAACACAATACAATTTTGTAGTCAGAAAGCATAATAGCTTGTTTTTGACTCATACTCTTTCCACCACATGCAGCAGCATTAAATTCACATAAATTTAAACTAATTGCATTAAATTCACCTTCACACAAATAAATGGTACTTCCAGTATGTGGCCAACTTCCAGCCATAAAAACCACATCTTCTTTTCCCACACCAATTTCTTTTGGAGGCCCCAAATATTTTGTTTTTGATTTTCCTATATGACGAGCATTCCAATAAATTAATTTTCCAACTTTATCATAATATGGAATAATTATTCTAGCTTTATACTTTTCTTCTGTGCAGATATACAAACCCGAAATAGGAATTTTTCTAGCATTTAAATATTCTTCTGCTTTTTTTCTCCACCAATTATTTTTTCCTAAATCGGATATCAACAAAGATCCGCAAGGAATTTGAAGATCATTTTTAGAAGAAACTAAAATTTCTTCTTCCTGACCAAGCATTTCTTCTAATTTTTTTTCAAGATCTCGAATGTTGGTTCTTCCATCGAGAATTTCCAACGCATCAAGTCGATCACAGTTATCAACAATTTGAACTAATTTTACTAAAGTTCCTTTTTTGTCTGTTTTAAAACAACGATAAACGCCAAATTTTCTTTTTTTCTTTCCACCACTTGGCGAACACCAAAGATGGAAGCCTTGATCTCCCGCCGCAAATATGCTATTAATCTTTACTTCGTTGTTCTTCACGCTGACGTTTTCTTCGCCAAATTTATTTTTGGCCCATTGAACAAATTTATCAAAATTTATAGCCATCTCAACCTCCCAACGTATAATTCATTGGAGAACTACAAAATGATTCAAAATGATATCAAAAACACTGAAAACAATCAACTGATTTGCGAACACATTTCTGTTTCTAGAAAACAAACATGGGAAGAATGCCAAGTAAAATATAAATATAAATATCATTTGAAAATTATACCAGATGCTCCCACTGCACCACATTTTACATATGGATCTTTAGTTCATAAAATAGCAGAAGTGTATGTAAAAGAAAAGGGATTAAGACCAATTGAGGATATCACTTCTGATTGTCTCAATGGTTTAATAGAGGTTGAAAAAGGCAATCCACCTCCCGATCTTAGCAGTGAATACAAAAAAAAGCTTCCAAAACACATCAAGCACATCAAAGCGTTGACAGATCGAATTGGATATGATGGATTTATAGAATGGCCATTCTACTTTGATTTAAATCCTCCAGAAAAATACCACATCAAAGGTTTTATTGACCGCTTGATAGTTCGTGGTGAAAAATATTTTATTCTTGACTATAAAACAACAAAAAAGGGAAAATACAGAAAAAATAAAAGCAATGCACATCAGGATCTTCAATTAAGGTGTTACGCTAGAGTCGTACAGCGAGAGCTTGGGGCAAAACCAGAAAACATTTGGGCTGCATTTTATTATGTTGATGGAACTAGCCCCGAATTAATTTCAACAAAATTTACAGAACAATCTCTCATTGATGTAGAAAAAGAAATGTATGAAACCTACAAAAACATCGTCACAACCAACCCAAATGATGTTTTTGGTCGTGTAGGGTGGCAATGTAAAAATTGCGACTATAAGAACATTTGCAACTGGTACAGTTTAACCTAATTAGGAATTAAAATATAATTAGAAGTAAATTTATTTTTTTGTTTAGTAGAATGATCATGGATAATAATGTGTCTTGCAAAAGCCTCTCCTGGTTTTTTATCCAATAAAAAACCATAGCCATTTTGCGACCAAAATCTATGGATTACTTCAAGAGGGGTAAAATAACCCTTACCACTTCCATCACGATATTGAGTTCCCCAACAGGTTCCAATATAATATCCATCATCATCCATTAAACCTCCACCCGATCTTCCTGGCCTTGGACTATTTTCATTAGTAACAAGATCTGGACCACTTAAACCCAACATTTTAATATCATAGTGGGCAACTTCCAATCCAGTGTCGCACCCGCAAGAGTGTGCATGCTTTTCTGGAGAATATTTGTAATTAGCTGGAGCGATTGGAAAATATTCAGGCTCCCAATCTGGAGAAAATGTTAAAAGTGATGTATCTTGACCTGAAATATAACTATAAAATATTAAATTGGCATTATAAGACAAAGGAACGTCTAATTTTTTATTGTTATGATACCAAACAATAATTTTACAAGTAATTTTTCTTACTTTTCCTTCTTCTGCCGACATCATTCCTTGGCTCCACAAATGTCCACATGAAGCAACATATGCCAAATTTTTGGAAGAATCGTAATAAATAATAGTTCCAGAACCTGAAGCACCATTGACAGAAATTTTTACAGATGCAGCAAGATATTTTCTATATTCTATGCCACGTTCTTCAACAGGAGAAATGCCAGCATAGTCACTTGGAGTTGGCTCCAAGATCGGCATGTTATCAAGAGGATCGAAAGAATGAATTAATGGAGACTGAGCATATAAATTAGAAAAATTTAAAATAAACAGTAAAAAAAATGAGTATAATTTAAACATTAACACTCCTTATCATAAGGACTTCTTTTATATATAGGAAATAAAAATGACAACTCTAACCATATCGCATTATATTTATTTGTCTAAAGAAGAAAGATATAAACTTTATTCTGGAGAATCTTTAAATGTTATAGGAGTAAGCGTTCCAGTTTGGTTTGATCGTGGGAACACATCTGAGCCTGCCAAAGAATTATTTTGTAGATATACAATTACAAATGATTCCATCAACAAGGCCATTATGCCAAATGAAGAAGGATACCATATCAATCTTCCACAAAAAGTTAAATTAGATGCTCCCAATGAAATTCAAGAAATTGTTGATTTATACATAGGAACACCTGAAAAACTATTAGATATTAAAGATGGAGGATCAGAAAAACTAGAATTTAAACAGTACAACAAAGTGAATCAGGGGTCTAAGACATTTAATGTAATACATTTTGTAGAAATAAAAGATAAAGAATTATTGGACGAAACTTTAAATTAAATTGGAACATCTTTTAATGCTAGCGACATTCTTACGTTAACAGAATCTCCACCCGACAAAGTAATGGGGTTAGATAATTTAGATGAGGCCAGTAAAATTCCAGAATTATCTGCCGTTGTTGCTAAGAACAAATTAGAAACTGGTCCCCATCCTGATCCTGTTGCCGAAAAAGTTACAATTTGACCTGTTGCTCTCCAGACTCCATTTACAATTTCCAATGTAAATCCTCCAGAAGAAACAGAAGATCCAACTGGAGCCCTTAAATATCCACTACTTATAGGCTCATCATAAAGATCGGTAATAATATTATTTGCATCAATTGTTGCTCTATTATCTAAACCAAAATAGTAATTTGTCGGAGGAAAAGTTCCAGGATTGACAAAGCAACATGCTAAAAGATAAGCTTCGCCACCAACATGTAAAGTATTATATAAATTTTTATTTTCCCATATGACTTTATTGTCTCTAATATGTTGAATTTCTAGAATTTTCATTATACCATTCCAAGATTCTTTCATTTTTCCCCTAATTTTATTGGTGTTTTCGTGCCATTTTTTGAAGAAAATATTAATTCATTTAATTCAAATTTTTCATTGTTAAAATCTTTATTTCCAACATATTTATTACCTTTATTTTTTTTAAGATAACAAATTGTAACATGAGGAATATAAATTGGATGAGTAATTGTAACGTCTAATTCTCTACAAATTTTTTGATTTAATTTATGTAAATTATCACAATTAACATTAATGATTAAAACATCAAATCTTTCATTTTTTGTAAATAAATCTATTTCTCCAAGCTTACAAGAAAATGATTTTTCTTTCAAAAACAATTTAGAAATATATTTAACTTTCGCAGTATTTAGTCCATACATTAAAGTAATATGAGTGTGCATTTCTCTTCCAAACGACATATCTTTGGGATCATAAAACAAAAAATCATCAGGAATATGATCAAACCCCCAGGAAATAATGTTATCTGCCAAATATTCGGGGAGATTAAACATCAAAGAGGAATATTCGTATTTTCGATCTTTTTTATCATCCAAAAACTGTTTGAATTCCATCGTTTAAATCTTTCTCTTCTGCTGATCTATTCCTTCTTTTGTGAATTTCATCTATTTTGTTTCTTTCTTTTTTTATTTCCTCATCAATAGCAGAAATGGCACGAAGTGGATCATAATTGTATGATGTTGATTTATTCAATTCTCTCTTTTCCGATTTAATTTCACGTCGCTCTCTCTTTCTTTCAACATCTTCCAATTTATTCATTGCAGACTTTAAATGATATCGAACTTCAGAAAGAGAATTATCTTGAGGAAGTTGCATTAACAATTTTTCCAAAAGATTTCTGGTTTCTTGGGTATTATTCTTCATTATTTATCCTTTCTATCCAACGAATTTTGACATCTTCTTCAACAAGATTATATTGCTTAAAATCACCTTCATTGAGACATTCATTTAAATACAATTCTTCAATTTTAACTTTCCATAAGTCATTGTTTTTGTCAACCAAAGGATTATTACTCAATATCACATGGTTTGGCAATACCGATTTAATTCCCAAGCACAAATCCCTTTTAATTCCTTCAAAAATGTATCTGTCTGAGGTTGGAACAGAAAGATACAAAGTTAAAATATTACTATTTTTTGTATTTTTTCGCAATTCAGATATTAATTTTTGGAAATTGTTAATTTCCTTTGAAGACATTTCCCCTTCTTGAATATTTTTTATTGTAAAATAAGGAAAATTATACTCATAAAAAAAACTAGAATGGAACATATCTCCTATTGTGACTTTAGCTTCTGAAATGATCCAACCATCTTGCGGATAAATTGCCTCTAATGTTATTTTTTGATTTGTCCATTCAGGAATAGAAGTTGTTTTTAAAATGATATTTTGACACATTTTTTCTAAAATATTCTGCGATTCAGACAGATATGATTTAAAAATATCATCTATATCTTCCACATTTAAATTTTCATTATATAACTTTGAAAGATATTGAAATAAAATAGATTTTATTTTGTCTGTAATTTCACGATTTGCTTGATTGGATTCAGACCAATTATGGAAATCAATTTGAAAACGATTAAACTTTTTTGTATTACCTGTTTTGATACAAATTTTTAACTCTTCTGAGTTTGGATAATTTACTTCAGAGAGGCTTCTAGAAAGATCTTGGAAATCGACTATATTCTTTTTGACTTTTTCTATTTGATTGGTTGGTTTAATAAAAAGTGCAGATAGATCTGCATTTAAACTTTCTTTATATTTTTCTAAAGAAACAATAATTATTTGTTGATCTTTATTTTCCACAAAGTTTTTGAATGACATAATTCCTCTTTAAATTTGTTAACGTTATTATTCTGAAATAAATTACCAACCAAATTCTCGCAATATTTTATCTCCTTTTCTTTGAAAATTAAAAGCCAATCCAGAATTATATGTTTCTTTTTCTGGTGCCAAAAGGTCCATTTCTTCATCTGACATAAAATCTTCTAATTTTCCTTCCAATAATTCACGTTTTATTTCTTCATAAACTTGTGCTTTTACAATTCCAGCAACTTCTTTTGGAGTTTCTGCTCCCATTGGCAAATCCCTTAGCATAGAGTCTCTAATATAGAGTGCCATACACATTGCCATAATGGCATCATCATGCTTTCCTTTTTGAGCTTGTGCCTTCTTTGTAACAGAATTATATTCAAAAGTTTGAAGTTCCATAACAAATCTTAAACTATTAATTCTAATAGTTTGATTCAACAGTCTGTTTTGTAAAGATTCTAAATATAAAGGTCGATTAACCATTCCTATTTTTACACCAGCTCTCGGGTTTGAAGTTTTCATATTGTCGAAATAAATATTCTCATAGAAAAAAGTATGCTGTAAGTTGCTCAGTACAGCACCACCAGAACTCATGTTTTCAACAACCATGAGAGCATTATTGTAATAAATTCCTACTTGATTTAAAATTTGAGCAAATTCATGAGGAACAATAACATTAGAATAAAACTCTGCAACTTGTTCTAAAGTAGAAGTATCAATTATTTGAAAACAACAATTATCATTGTTTTCTCCCTGACCCTCTGAAGCATCTACTCCAATAATATATTCATGCCCTTCTACTGGCTCTTTCCATACCCACATTGCCCCTTGATTGTGATGTTCAGCCTCAATTTGGGCAATACGACCAACTTTGTTAACATATTTAGGAAATAATTTTCTACTAGGATAGTTGTTCCTAGTTTGTTCGCTAAGTTGCGTAATGATTCTATTGGGAAAATAGGTTTCACCAGATCCAAGGAATTCACGTAAAACTTCTTGAAGAAATCCTTTTTCTCCAAGCTGTGCTTTTTGTTCTTTAACCCAATCCTCGTCATTATAATCTGGGTGTTCCCAATAGTCGAGATCAATAACATGAAATTTATTTTTACCTTCTTTGGCATCATGATAGGTTTGCTCATACCAATTTCCTAAACCATTTACGGTCGAAACAAGAGAACAACTACCACCAGTGCTTAAAATAGGCCACATAGCCTTCCAGTGTTTGTCCATATCTGGAATGAATGCGGCTTCATCTACAATTAAAAATGTAACAGATTTACCACGAGCAGCTTCCGGCGAATGGAATTTACATGCTGATCCTGTTTCTGTAAACTGTTTTAAGTGGTCATTCCATTTTCCATCTTTTTTAGGCTTTAACCATTCTGGTAAATTTTCACACGCACGATCAATCATTTGACCAATATCAGTTGCATCTCTATCAGTCTTAGAAAGCAACATAATTTGCTGATCAAGTTGAAACATGCATCGCCACATGCCCCATAAAATGGTTACTGTGGTAAGTCCACCTTGACGAAATTTGCTTATAATATTAAAACGATTATTTTCATAATCTCTAATAACTTTTCTTTGATATTCAAAAAGAACAAAAGGTATTAATCCTTTCATTGGATGTAAAATTTTTACATACTTATGACAAAAATAAAAAAAACTATTACAACATTTTATAATTTCTTTTTGACGATGAGCAGCATCATAATTTTCTGCGTTTTCATAAGGCTCATCTGGATCAATTTCTAATTCATATTTATCAAAGCTATAATATTCTGGATCATATTGTTTTCTTTTTGTTTTTGGGTCGTACTCTCCCCCACTTAAATAAAAATCTTTTAAAGTGGCATGCTTGCCACGCCACACAGAATCTTTTTTACTTTTAAAAAAAACAGGCTGATCCATAAATTACTTTCTCTAAATTTTTACCAAATTAGTGATTTTGATAAAATATATAGAAAATTTTAAAATAAAATTAAAATTGATATTGAATAAAAAGTTTTTTTATATAAAATAATTAGCAATTAGACTAAGGATTAAAAAAATGAATAAATATGAAATTATTGAAAAATTAAACGAAGATCTTAAAAACGAATGGAAACACTTGAGATTTTATCTACATCACGCTGCCACTGTGGTTGGCCTACATCGTGAAGAATACAAAGAATTTTTTATGAAATCAGCCAGCAGCGAAATGAATCATGTAAATTCTTTTTCTGAATTAATTATTGGATTGGGAGGAACACCAACATGCGAATCCAATAATTTTCACACATTAACAAAAGTTCAAGACATTTTAAACTATGCACTACGCATGGAAGAAGAAGTTGTAAGTAATTATGTTCAAAGGATTGAAGAGCTTTCATCTATAGTTAAAGAGGATTCATGGGCAACCACACCCATTACCGATTCTGACATTAAATGGATTGAAATATTTCTAGAAGATCAAATTTCTGACTCTCGAAGAGATGCAGATCATATTAAGCAAATTTTAAAAGAAAATGAAATTTAAAAAATATCTGGAATATACTCTAAATAAATAGCAATATACTTTTAAGATAATGAGGAAAAGATGGCTTATTTCCAAAATCCATTCGCATCAGAGTTTCGTGGAAGCTGGGTTCTAGGAGACCGACAATATTCTCTAACATTTGTTTGTCCTCCAAATACTGGAAGATCTTCTGAATTAGTAGTAGCTTGGAATGAGCCAGTAGGAACTCCAGCAGTTTATAATCTTTCAGGAAATGACGCAGATGGAAACCCCAATTCTATTTTAAATATAAGAATATCTATTGATAGCGGATCTCAAACTTGGGTCAATTTGCCAATAGATTTGACAGATAATACTTATGCGGGAATAAGCCCTTCGCCAAGTTCATCGGCTATTGAACCAAAAGATATTGTTGTAATTTTAAATTCTAATCCAACATTTTCCTCATATTTTACCGCTACACTCCAAAAAGGAGCTTCAGGACTTTTAAATAAAGTTGCAATTAGGCAAAAGGGAGAAGCAACTCGATTTAAATTCTTTATTATCAATGGACAAGCAGAAGAAGTTTTAAAATTTAATGCTAGAGCCGGTGTATCTCAACTTCCTTTATATTTTGCAAAATGTAAAGTATGGGGCGGTGATATGAGCGATCCAACCGATGGATCTAATTGGCTAGTCCTATTAGATCCATCGAATTTAGGAGGATCTTCATCAGTAGACAATCTAGTTATTGATAATGCCACAGACAGCAAAGGCGTTTCATTAGGATTAAATTCACATACACAAAAAGAAGATTGGGAATTATTGGCTGGTAGAGGTTCAGGATTATTTAATTTTAAAAAAATAACAGTTGATACTAGCGATAGAATTACGCAAGTTATTGAATATCCTACTGGATCTGGTGTTGGAGCTTTTGCTAAAAAAACTCAATACGTTTACACAAACTCAAACAAAAATCCAACATATGTCACAGAAATACCTTATGTTTTAAAATCTAGCGATTTAATTTCTCCTTAAAGATATTCGACCCAATTAAATGTAGCACCTACTTTTACATTTCCATTATCTGATTGTGCTGTTACAGTAATAATATCTCCCGGAAGAATTGTTATTATTCCACTTTCCACATCAGAAGCAACAATGGATTGATTTGTTGATTGAGCACATCTAAAAGATGAAAACAAACTACCGTTTCCAACAAAGCCTGTTGAACTAGCATCATAAAATACAGTGCTATTGCTTGCAACAGAATTCCAAGAAGAAGTTCCGGTTAAATTGGAGTTTTTATAAAACCTAAAAGTTACATCCCCAGCAGCAGAAGCAAATATACTAAGCAAGCTAATTTGAACTCTAGAAGCAAAACCTTTAAACGAAATTCCACTAAAAATAGAACCAAGAATACTTTCAGATGTACCTGCTGTGCCAGTGAATGTGTGGTTTTTAGGATTGCCGCCTACTCGATTAGTGATAGTTCCTTCAACGAATCCGGCAGCAGAAGATGTAAACATAGAAATATTGTTCGTAGTAGATCCATTATTCGCATAAAAATATAATGGTAAAGTAGGATTGGCAGTTGCTGGATAAACTGATGAATTTGCATATTGAGTTGCATGAACGCAAACAAATCTTCCTGTGGCTGGATTTTCAACAAAAAATTGAATAAAACCAAAACCAAGCCATTGATATTTAATTTGAAAAACATTGCCATTTGACCAATTGATTAAAGGCAATATTCCATTTCCATCAGCTTGATCATAAATCCAATTTGATTGGGGAACAACTGATTCTGAACTGGCAATTCCACTTATTGATTGAACTAATGAACTAACGATCCCAGTTGTTCCGGCTGAGACGCTATAACTACCAGATCGAACTTCAGATTTAGATGAATAAAAATTGACAATATTGCCTTGTGATGATGCAGACCAATTAATTGAAGAAAAATTAGCACTAATATTAGTTGCTGTTTGATTTGCATTTCCACTGTTATTGCTAACGGCAACAACATAAGCAGTTCCATCTAAAGTTATAGTGACATTGCCTGATGAAGTTGATCCAGTTGTTATAGTTAACACTCTGAGGTCTTTTGAACCAAAGCTACGACGAACAATATTCATAGTGCTATTTCGGTAACTAAAAAAATAACCATCCTCTTCACTTCCCAAACCACCAGTTTGCTCGGTCCCAGAAATCCCCGTTGTAACTCCCATAGTGAATCTGCCCAAACCACCAAATCCTGGTCTATATCTTAAAAAATGTTTACTTTTTGCCATAGATGTTGAATTAGATGTGCCACCTGTTGAGATAAGCAATCTCGAATGATCTAAAGAAACAGATCCAGTATTTGCTGTAAAAATTGAAACTAAATCAGGATCAATTAGATAATTAAAAATTAATGCAATTTCTTGAGAAAGAATTGTGCTAATTTGATCTCCAAAAGCTCCATCAGAATATGCTGAATAAACTGGAATTGGTGAATTAGAATTTAAACCTATACTACCAATAGCCACTGTTTGAGTGCCAGAAGGTGTACTTGTTACATTTCCAGATATTGTGTATGTACCAGTTGGCACCGCAACAACTGTTCCTGTTACAGTTTGAGTGCCAGAAGGTGTACTTGTTACATTTCCAGAAACTGTATAAGTTCCGTTTGGATTTGCAGTTACAGATCCTGAAACTGTATGTGTTCCCGTAGGAGTGGCAACAACTGTTCCTGTTAC